GCTGGGTTTCCTGCCTCATCTAGGAGCGGAGTGGTTGTCGCCTCTCCGGTGATTAGTGAAGTGATCCCAGTCGTCGCTAGACTATACGCGGGATCGCGCAAGGAGTTGACCAACTGTGAGCTATCCTCGCCGACGATGCGCTCCAGAAGACCGACGTCTCGCGGGATATCATAGCGGACGCGGAGCTCGGCGGTGAGTCGCTTCCGCCCAGTGATCCCCGCTTGACCATCGTCATGGGGAAAGGTCGTCGTGCGGAGCTCGAACAAGCGGAGCGTATTCGGTCTGCGATCTGTGAGCAGTTCCATCCCCGAGGCAGGATCAACACAGACGAATCCTTGTGACTCGTCGGTCTTCGGGATGAGCGCCTCGAGGCGATTAACGAGGAAAGAGAAAGCGCTGGAGATTCCCTGGCTCATCTTCGTCCTCCGATTGCTCTATTGATCGAGCTGATAAAGCTCTTTTGCTCTGCGTAACCATAGCCCACTGGAGAGAGTTTCTTTCGCATCCTCGCGGCGATCGCGTTGGTGAGCTTTCTTTGGTCCGAGTTAGAGAGTCCAATGAAAGGTCGATCTCGATGAACATCATAACCATAAGACCGAACCTTAGAAGAGAGTCCTATCGTGTAGCTCGTCTTTGTCGCGTTGGTCGTGATCAGGTTATTCATGAGCGCGCCGCTTAAGGTGAGGTCGACTTCGGCAGTCTGGTTCTTTCCGCCTGGCGTATAGCGTCGACTCTTCCGCTTGTACTCGCGATAACCTCCCTCATAGTAGACTCCCTTCGGAGTCTTCTCGCCGCCCTTTGGCGGAAGGTTCGCTTGATACGAGATATAGATCGGCCGCTCTGAATACTCCTTAAAAGGCCGGTCGCTCGTGTCTTTGCCAGCATAGACGCGAGAGCGGACTAGAGCGATCGTATCGAGCGCCGTGATCTGGCTATCTCTCACCGTCCAGAGCTCTGGAATGGTGATCGAGACTTTAACCTTGGAGCCCATTAGTGCTGCATCCCTCGCCAGCGAGGATACTCGATAGCGATGTCCTTCTCTCGCTGTGTAGGCTGAACCGATGGAAGTGAGAAGGTTCCGCGCGCGTCGGAGACCTTGCCACCCGCTCTGCGAAGGTTGATCTCGTCGGAGTCGATCACGCCGTCGTCGTCGGTGTCGAGGGTGAGTTGACGCATCGCCCTGGTGAAGAGCTCCATCCCTCGATTGTTCATTCGCTCCGCAATATCTAGTTGAGCGGTCATCTCATAGACGCGCGACGCGGAGAGATAGCGGTGCGCCTCGAGGAAGATATGCGGGTTAAAGATATCGTCCTCGGTCTGGCTCTCAAGGAGCTCGTCTCGGATATAAAGGGTGAGCTCATCGAGCGCCGCCGCGATCTGTTCAGAGAGATCCTGCTGACGACGCGGGATCATGTCGCCAAGTTGAGGCATCTTCGCTACGAGGTCGGAGTGGGTGAGGCCGGTATCGAATGGACGACGAACGACCTCAATCACGTTGCGCGCAAGAAGAGGCCGATCATTGGGGCTCTCGTCGCTGGTATAAGCGACGGTCCAGTCGATCAGGCCGCGCGTCGCTGTATCCGCTGCGGGTATGGTGTACTCATAGCCCGCCCAGGCGAGAGAGGCGTTCTCGGTGAGAGCGAGACCTCGCGGGAGAAGGTCGGCGAGGATCGCGGTTGTCCCGTCGATCCGATCAACCGTGACGAGGAAGAGCCCGTCCTCATCGGTGACGAGGAAGGCTCGACCAGACCTGGCGCCGATTCGCGCTGACGCTTCAGCGCTCGCGGAGAGGGTGAGGGTCCGCCGATCTCCTCCCAAAGCGGTCACAGTGACCGACGAGTGGACCGCTGTCATATTCGAGGCGGAGCGCGTCGTCCCGTTGGGGAGCGTATACTCTAGAGTCGGGATCGCGGCGAGGGGATAAGGCGACTCCCACGAGAAGATAAAATCCTTGTTTTGAGCTGCCTTGATCATCGATCTGCCCTCGCCTTCTGGTTGGCTTGTCTTACTTCCGCATCGGTTCCGCGTTCTAGGTCAGCCGATTCGATCAGCTCTTCGGAGACTGGCGACCATGAGTGTCGGCAGTTGTAACCGCCCCCTCGCGTCAACACTGGCTCAAGCTGATAATTCCGCATCTCTCCGACCTGTGTCTGCGTGTAGACCTTGCCGACGATCACTCGACAAAATGAGCGAGTGATCCCGTCGAGCGGACCAGTATAAAGATAGTGGTTCAGTCCAGCTTCTTCAGCGGCGATCGCGGTGAGCTCGCGTCCGTAGCTTGTGATTCTGGTCCTTGCTTCTGTGATCTGACGACCCTCCGCTGATCGGAGAGCAGCATCGAGCCCGCTGATAATATCAGAGGGTTCCATAGTAAAAGCGGCGCTTGAGAGCGCGTCTCTGACCGAGCGCTGAACATCGGGCAAAATGACATCATCGTATATCCCCGAGATTGTCTGATCTGCTAGGGCTTGTCCGACGCCTCCGATTTCGGAGACCGAGAAGCCTTCTTCAGACGCTAGGAGAAGTTCCTCGACATTCGCGAGGGTCTCTCTCTCCGCGTCAGTGATCTGCATGATGGATGAGGCGAGGCCGTTATCTAGGATCCAAGCGTTCATCTCACCACGGCGCATCTGGCGGAGCTCGTCGAGCCCACCGCGCTGCGCTGCTGCCTTCACTGCGTTCACGATTTCAGCCTTGCTTCTTCGGAGCGCTCGACGGAGATCCCGATCGAGCTTCGCCTCAAGCTGTAGTTGAGCTTTAGACGCGCGGAGCACCTGAAGCAATCGAGCGTCCGTGGCCCGCTTAATCTGGCGGGTCAGGTCGTCGATCGCTTTTGCGTCCGCGTCCTCTGCGAGGTGAATGTGTGAAGAACAGTGAAGACAGCGCATAACTATCTCTTAGGTGAGGCAGTTATAAAGGAGACGACCGCGATCGCCGTCGACCTTCTTAAAGAGCTGGACATGCTCGCCCCAAACATGGCGACGAACGAGGTCGAGGGAGTCGTACTGCCCAGCCTGAAGGCCCTTGTACATCATGTTGAGCGCCGCGACTGGCATCGCCTTTACGCCGCCGCTCTTCTGTGCGACAGCGTCGGAGCCGCGCATGATGTAGAGACCGATCGTCTCACCGTCCCAGATATTCGCCTCGCTTGAGGACGCGCCAGGGATCGCGGTCTCACGTCGAGCGCTACCAACGAAGACGTTCGGGATGTTGAGGACGCTTCGGAGGACCTCGATCACTGCGTCATTGGCGAGGATGCGATTTCCGCTTGCAATCCCGCTGGAGGCATCGCCAACGAATGAACGGATCTCTGGATTCCGAGCGAGAGCGCGGAAGACATCATAGCCTAGGACCATCGTATCCGCGACGATCCCATGATTCGCAGCGCGGAGCGTGTCGAGCTGCTGATGAATAAACGAGAGCGGCTCGGCGCCGGCCGCATCAAACGCGGTTGACGTTCCAGCCACGTCGACGTTGTTTGTGAACTCTGTCTGCGAGAAGAGAAGATCAGCACAGCGCTTCTCTTGAGCGAGGAGAAGAGCGCGGCGAACCTTGCGAGCGCTCCGCTCTTCTTCCGAGCCTGGATACTGCGAGTCCTCGATATCCTCCATCGCGATGGAGTCCTCGAAGCTGTGAATCTCTGCCTTGAAGGTCAAGCTGCTTCGGTTGAGCGGGTCTCCTCGACGAGGAGGGTTCCGCTGCGCTCTGGGACGTCGACCTGCTCCATCACGCGACCAGCGATGAGCTGGCTATCGCTTGGGATCGCCTCGGCGACGATGTTGGTCAAGATCTGATCGACTGGATGGAGATTGCTATATGATGGACGGGCCATGATTTACGACTCCTTAAGAGGCTTGGCTAGCGCCGGTGAAAATGACCTCAATCTCGTCGCCGTCGGCGTATGAGGTAACATTCTGATTAAACATCACGCGAGCGACGCTGCGCTGAATTGGAGCTCCGCCGCCAGTCGCCCAGGGGATGAGGCGAGCGGTTGCCGTCTCGACCATGAGGAGACGGTGAGTCCCCGCAGTGAGAGTGGCGCCAGCGATTGCCTTAGTTGCACCGTCGACGACAACTTCGACAGCGTCGCCAGCGTCAACGCTGCGCTGTGCGATCCCGTCGACGTACTCGCCAGTCGTGGTGTCAGCGAGTGCGACCTTCCCGTTACTGTCGATGACGACAGCTTGTAGAGCGGTGATAGCCTCGGCGGCGATATAGGTCCGGATATCAGAGTTTGAAAGACGGCTCATGCTTAGCCCTCCATAGCAGCGAGGAAGAACTCGCGGTCAGTGGTTCGAATCGTGTTAAGAGCCTCGGAGAAGCTGATAGACTTCTCCGCTGCAAGCTGCTTCGCGCGGTCAGCGAGGGTCTCACGGTTGATCTGCTCACCGCTGGCGCCGTGACCGACCTCGCGGAGAGAGACGACAGAACCAGCCTTGCGCTCGCAGAACATCGCCCAGAAAGCCTCGTCACCGCTCTGCGCTTGGTTCCAAGCCTTCTCGGCGAGTGCGACCTCGGCGGGAGAGATCCGACCGGAGCGGACGAGCTCGTCAACAGCGCCCTTACGC